CATCCGTGCTATACATATCGTAGGGTATGTTAAAAGTCATAATTTTTTCCATTTTTTACCTTAAAACGCAAATTGTTCAAATTGAAAATATGCTTTATTTGGTCAAGGATATCCTTTTCATTGCTATCCCAATCAAACAAAAATGCATCGTAGGTGTACATAACTAATTTTGTATTTTTTCCTTTTAAGAGTTTAAATATATGCCATAATATACGAACGTTATTTGCGGTCTCCAAATTTTGTAGCACATAATTAAACAATTTTTGTGGATTCATGTTGTCTAATTTGTCCTTTTTAAAACAATAACCCGAAATTGGCACAATAACTTGTCCTGCGTTATTGAACTCTTCCCATTTATCGTAAGTATATTTTTTAACTTTTCTAAAAAATTCAATATTTTCGTACTCTTTTTGTACTCCGCCGTACAATTGTCGAAACGTAGCTTCCTTTGCTTGCGCCTCGCTAATGCCCATTTCTTGCCCAATTGAAGCGTAAAAATTAGAAAAATCAATCGAATCGCAATCCACGAGCCTACTAGCTAAAGTGGGGTGGTAAGCGGAAATATCAAATTCAACAAGCTCTGTGTTGCGGGGGATAAAAGCACTGCGGCAGCCATTTTCTTTGTTGAGCGCAGCGTAGTTAATGCCGTTGAATGTGTTGGAAGGACGCGTAGTTAATGTCTTAAAATTGTATTGAGTGTAAACTACATCGGTTTGTATGTCTTGATTAAACAATTGATTATAAGCGATATTATCCACAAATAAACCGGATTGTTCTATGCCGTAGAATACCCACGTTGCTTTGTGGTTGTAAAATTCATTTGTGGGTTGTCCTATTAAGTATTCTAATTCTTCAAATAGCGCCTCGCAGTACTCGTAATGTTTAACTATCGGTACGAGTGTGTTTATGTCGTGTTTGGTTGGGTATTTTTGGTATAAAAATTCGTGGGCGGGCGTGAATTGTATATACGTAGGATTGTAAAGTGTAATGTCACACGCCTGCTTTAATGGAAAATAATGTAAAAATTCCTTTTTATCTTTTACATATATTTTTTTTGCATTTTTTATTAACAGGAATACTTTATCTTCAAATAGTTGTTCTTCTACTTCGGTGTGGAAGATAGGTATTAAAAATCCTTTATGGTGATTTATAGGACGAATGTAAATACAACAAATTGAATTTTGAGCGGGATGAGTGAATGGGGAGTAGGGTATTATCTCAACGAATATTTCGTCTAAATTCCTACTGCTAAATTGCTCTAGTTGTTGTTTATTTTCTATTAGCCAAAACACTTAAGTATAACTTTATTGATAGTACTTAAGATAATCATGTTTTAGGTAATCTCCAAATTTAAATAATTGAAATCGTTGAGAAATTAATTCTGTGACATTTTTATTAGTTTTATATGTTTGTTGTTTATCTCCTGTTAATTGCCAAGGAACTTCAAATGGAGTATATAATTGCCACAAATATTCCGAATTTTGTTTAATTAGATTAGTATATGTATCTTTATTAATTTCAATATAGATTAGTTCGTTTGATTTTTTGCAAAAATATCTTGTAAATTTACCTAGTTTATAATCGGATTCTGTGGGGAGAACAGGATTATAAGTAGGTAAAAGGTATGATTCTTTAGTTAAAGAACGAATGTCTGTATATTCTGAGGGGATAATGTTACTAATTTGAATGTTAGATTTTAGGGCAGTAGGAGTTGGGGAAGATTTAATAATAGGAACAACAAAAGCATCTTCAGGAGTTTTCCCGCTAAAAGTTTGTCCTGTAGAAAGTTTATAATAAAACCCAATATATGGCTCTCCTGTAGAAAATATTATGTATTCTCCCCCATTTGTATATAGATTAGTTGTTATTTGGGATTTTGGATAATATTTGGGCATATTTTTTTACTTAAAATGTACCTGATGCCCCTCTCTTTCTCCCTCCAGCTAATACAAGATTTCCTAATTTTATTATGTCTTCTAATTTATCGCTGTATGCAATTTTAGATACTGGGTCTAGGTATGTATCAGATTGATTTGGGATAGGTTTATTTGTAAGAGGATCTATTTGAGATTTTATGGGATTAGTAGTATTGTTTTTAGGAACTTGGCCTATGATGTTAGGATTTTCAAATATAACAGCTTTTCTTCCTATTAAATTTAAAAAGGCTTCTAAAGCATATTGTTGTCTATATAGTAAAGTACCATCACCTGGTATTTCATATGAATCAAATATTATTTTAGTTGCATCTAATATAATATTATATAAATCCGAAGGAAGGTCTCCATATGTGTATGTTTTAGTTTCGCCTGAAACTAGTTTTTGTATGTATGGAAGTGCTTTTTCTTCTAAAGGTTTTAATTGTGTTAATACAAATTTATCTTTTCGATATTCCCCAGATTCGCCATTTAATTCGTTAAATATAAAAGCTATTTGATTTAAAGGATTTGTTTGAAAATCTGAGTATTTTGTTGATATAGCTTGTTTTCTAGGACCTAACCATTGAACTAGGCCAGTTGCCCCTATTGAATTTGTAATACCCCAATTAAAATTAGATTCTTGGGTTATATTACCCATTATAGCAGCAGTAGCTATAGGTCCTAATCCAGTTCCCCCAAAAATATCTGTAGAAGGTAATAAACCAGATTTACGTAATCTATTTAAACTAGATTGATAAGCACTTTTTTGTGTATTAAATTTTGCTTTATTTAAAGGATTATTTGAAAGTAAATTAAAATTTTTAGTTATTCCTCTAAGATAAGCAGCAAACATAAAATAATATAAATAGCTTTCATTAGATCCTAGTTTACCCCTTATATCTTTACCTCGTTGGGTTATAACAGCTCTAACTTCTACAGATTGTTCATATGCTTCTACTTGTTCTGGGATAGATAAACCATCAAAAGTAGTTTCCCATATATTATTTTGTATGTTATGGGTTATACCTCTAATTAAAAATCTTAATACATCAGGGTATTTTTTAGGTAAAAATTCTGTATCTATAGAAAATTGTTGATATATTTTTGGTCCTGATATACCCTCGCATGTTAAATTTAAATTAAGTGGAATAAATCCTAGACCTGTAGTTACAGAACCTGAAGCTTGAGTATTTTGTTGGTTTATATAGTCAATAAAAGTTTTCATTACTTTTTTATCAGATTCATAACTATTATCATCTCCTTGAGTTCTTATAGTTTTATCTAAATAATCGTTTACTATTATTAAGTATTGATTTCTTAAGTCGCTAAAATCTGTTTCTTGTAATTTACTTGAACTTGAAATATTAGACTTATAAAAATCAGTTTTTACAGGTATAATTCTGTCTGTTAAACCTTTATTCCATTTAGATAATAAAGTAGCATCTTCTCCTACAACCGCCCCATTTGCTTGAGCTCCTATAGTTACTATAGTAGCAAAATCATTAGTTAATTCAGTTTTAATGCTAAATTTTTTTACAAAAGTTCCTAAACTACCACCATTAGGACCTATACCATAAGGATTAAAATAAGTTGGTTTATTTGCATATAAATCGGCAGTTTTACCATAGTTTCTAATTAAACCCCTTAATTTATCTGCTTCAGGAAGGGGGGTTTGGTCTATAAAATAAAGTCTATCTTCATCTAATACAGGTTCTATTTTATTATAATCTCCTAAAGAATTATTTATTCCATCACATATATTTTTTAAAAAAGTAAATATACTTAAATCACCTGTTTCTTGGTCTGTACTAGTTTCTATAGTTTCTAGTATAAAATCAAAATTAATATATACATTCATTAATAATCCAGCATAATTTATACCTGTATAAATAGAGGACGCAGGATAGGGGGCACATCCTGGAAATAAAATTGCATCTTTATTTTTATTATTAGTACCATACTGTATTCCACCTACAATACACTTGTTAGGAAATGTAGATATTTGATTAGGAGTTCTAAATACTAAATTAGTGTTAGTGTCATAATCTATTGTTACAATAGGCCTTCCGGATTCATCATATAAAAGTAATTCATCTTCCATATATTTAAGAAAAGCTCCAAAGCGATAATAAAAATTTGATTTATTACCTACTGATATTGGACCTTCTACTCCATATGGTTTTATATCAGCTACATCTTGATTATCTGTAACTACATCATTGATAACTCCATTAGCAGGAGTCCATACTAAAGGTATATTAAATTTAGTTTCGGTAACTACAGTAGTATTAGTGCCCTTTGCACCTAACCCCTTCATCATTACTGATGATTCGAGTTTAGAAAAAGCAGTAGCATTGAGTTTACTCCATAAATGTTTTCCTATATCGTGTTTATAGTATTTATTAGGCCAATAATTATCCTTAGTATTAGTTGCGTTGTCCTTGCTAAATAATCTAGGGGAAAAAATATTTATTTTAAGAGATTCAACTACATCACCTATAGATGTTAATTTTAAAGTTACATCATATGTTCCGTCATTTCCAAATTCCCATGAAAAATTAGCTACTTTAGCTAACATAGCATCATAATTGCCATTTGAAAAACCACGTTTTTTTTCTATTTTTTCTAAAAAATCCCAATAAGCACTACCAGTTCCATATACTCTATAAGATTTATTATTAGGATCATTATAATTGATATCTGTGGTTTTAGGTTTAGGACCATTATACTCTAAAAATTCCCAAGCTAATGTATTATTAGGATTAGATTGATAAGCCCCTGCGTTATCATAATAATTTGACCACCCCCACTCTAATAACATAGTATAACCTATTCTTAAATAAATAGCATCTAATAAATTTAATTGTTCTTTATTATAAACTTTTATTTGAACTGTGGCTTCTCGTGATGATCCACGATTTCTAGGTTTAACTTGAGCAGATATAATACCCGGCATAGGACGTTTTCCAAAATCATCTCCTCCTAGTCCGTATGCCGCATTGTTAAGTAATGAATCTATTGATGAAATGCCCCTCAATTGAACAATACTTTCTTTTTTGTCTTTAGTTATATGTGGGGTAGTACCACCAAACAAGACTAAATCACTAGCTAATCTATTTTTACTGAGGTCTCCAAGAGATAGTTCCCTATATTTATCTTGATCTATATCAATAGATGATACTAATTTTAACCAAGCAGTTTTTCCATTCATGTATGCTAAATCCTCAGAAGTTCTATCTCTTTTAGCATATATTTTTTGGCGTTGTTTTACTTGATCATCAGTATATTTAAAAAAATGTTCTCCAACTACATTAGCCATAACTTATAATGAATTTATTGTTTCATAATTAAATAGGATTTCGCCTACATTTGAAGGAATCCTTAATTGAGTTCCTACAGGTATAAATAAAGTATTAAAGCTTAAATTTGGGTTTGCTATTGCTATTATCCACCATAAACTAGAATCTCTATAATATTGTTGTGATAAAGTATCAAATCTATCTCCTTCTGTTGTAAAAACGTAAATATCGTTTTCGGTTCTAGGAATTTCAGGATAACGAGTACTCGCATAGTATTGCTTACCTGTATCGGTTTTTAAAATAGGAGTATTTTGATAACGATTCATATTAAAAAATTATACATCATACATATAAACAAATCGTGGGGTACTACGTTGTTCTTCTTTATATTGAGCTAAATAATTTGGAATAGGAGTATAACCCATAGTTACTTTAATCATGTGAGGTAATTGAGGTGCATTAAATTCTCCTTTATCATCTATACCAATTTCCCAAGTAGTATCAGTAGATATATCATAAGTTAAACTATTAATAAAACCTGGGAGTTTTTTGATGTAGCTTCCTATTGTTAATTCGATTAATACTCCTTTCATATACCCGTATTGTGAGTATTCAGCAGTAGTTGCACTAGCTAAATAGTTTAATTTATCGTACATCCCATTTAATTCTTGTCGTGATAATGCTACTATACTCCACCCTAAAGTAAGTTTACGATCAAATCCTTCATATGTATAAAAACTATCAGCTCTACCTGGGTATTTGAATGAGTTCCAATTAGGGCTGTAACTATCTGATATATTATCTAAATATGCTCTAAATTGAATGGACTTATTACCAGCATTTAAAAATCCTATGTTAAATTTACATAAATCCTTAAAATCAGTTCCATCCATTCCTTCACTAATTCCTTCACTTGTAATTGTATCTATTACCTTTGATACTTGTTCTCCCTTTAATATTTTTCCGTTCGTATAACTTCTTTTATCTCCCCTTTTTCCAGCAGAATCCATCCCAATATAACTAGGTGAATCTATATTTTTTGTAGCATAAGGGGGTGCAGTTGACATTATATATTCTGCATTCGTTTGTTCTAATAAATTTGTTCTAAAATCTTGTAAACTTGGAGAACCAAAATTAGCTTTAGATTGGACAGATTGGGATATTATTTGGGTTTGGTTATATGTAACAGAACCATTAGCATATAAAATCTCGTCGTTATTATTTAATATAGTTTGATCCGGACCCGGTTTATATACTGAGGGGATAGGAATATTTATATTAGTTCTTGTTGATACTATTGAATTAAGTATAGGATCTGTAATTCCTGATCCTGATAGTATAGGCTTTAATAGTGTATTGGTTATAGGATAAGGAATAGTCCAATTATCGTTTGTAATTTTAGGGGTCCAAGTAACAGGGCCTGTAGCATTAGGATTAAATAATTTAGCATTTAAACCAACCGCCGAACCGGATACATAAACATACTTACCTTCATTAAAATTTGTAGTATTAAGTATAGATAAGAGAGGAATCTTATTTCTTTGAGAAAACATACCACTAATCCCATAAGAAGATAATATTGAAATTTGATTAGAAAAAATGTTACGATCAATTTTTTGGTTTGGAGTCCAAGTAACAAGGCCTGTAGCTAGTGGGTTAAATAATTCAGCATCAAGTCCTACTTTTGAAACATAAACTCTAGTTCCATCTTTAGCATCGTTATCTAAAGCTAATTTATTGGTAGTAGCGTATGCCTTAGAAGCTCCTTTAGCTGTTTCTTTACCTATTAATGTGGTAAATTCACGATTAATTTCTTGGTTTGGTTTCCAAGTTTTAGTACCATCTAACCAATCTATTTTTAAACTATTTATTCCTGTTCTTTGATCAGCAAATCTAATATTAGTTTTTCCAAAACCTAATATAGAACCAGGACCTCCAGTATAATCTATTATATTAGTGCTTTCTGTTTTTTGTTCTATTTTATTATACCATAAATTAGCTAATCTATTTTGAAAGTCAACACTAGTGATAGTAGTAGTTCCTGTACTAAAAGTTCTTTCTCCTAGTAAAGGTTCAGAAGATCCAAATACTATATTCCCAAAAGGTACATCAAATTGAGTATCTGCTATATCTAAAGGAACAGTAAAAGTATTATCTCGTGTAGTTACTTGTTCACTTCTAATATAGTTATTAGCACTTAAATTAGAAGTTTTAGCTTTATCAAAATATAAATTTGGATTTTTAGCATAGGCTCCCGTACTCGTAAAAGGATTTAATCCTTGTTTGTTTAAATGCCCCCCAAATGCTACAACACCCGCTTGTGCTAGTGTAGATAAAGGAGTATAAATTCCTTCATTTAATAATTTAGGAGCTTGTGGAGTACCACCTTGAGCTGGAACAGCAATACGAGATAATGCATTTTGTTTAGCAGTAAATAATACTCCATTTAGTAAAGGTTGAGAAAGCCATTTACTTAATCTTTTAACATCTATAGCTGATTTTTCAATAATTTCAGTTAAATTTGTTTTAGAAGAAGGAGATTGAAAAGGTTCAGGAATTTTAGATTCAATATAAGGTTGTTTACTATTCCCACCCCCAGGCATATCCCCTCCATATTTTAAGGATCTTAACTTAGTTTTATTTAATGAATCTATTAGAGCCATCTATTATCTACCTGGAGGGGGGGTTAGATCTATTACTCTACTGTTAATACCTGTTTCTGGGGGATTATTAGAATATGAATTTGATGGGGTTTTACCATTTAAATCTAATGAAGAGGGTTGTGGTAAAATATTATTAAATCCATCATTGTAAGCTTGATAAGCAGTATTTACTACTTGCTGATTCACCCCATTTATAGAATAAGAATCATGTAATTTAGATTGTTTTGTAGCTCCGGGATTTGATGGTTGTCCGGGTGTAACATTTGGGTATGCTAATGGTGTTCCGTTACCATCTTGATACATGTCTAATATTGATGCCATAATTTTATTGGTTTAAATTTATTATAAATATGTAAATTATTGAATTTGTCTACGTGATATATTTCTTGCTGTTTCAAATTGTGTTCCGTCGTATGAATTATTTATTGTTATTAAAATAGGTTGGGGTTGAGAATTAGGGGGTGGTTTACTAGGTTGTGAGTTAGAAGGTAATATATTAATTTTTTCTTGAGGAGCACTTATAACATCATTACCCTTAAATAATTTAGTTCCGGCTATAACTGTATCTTTATCGTTTAATGTTATTGCGCCTTCTGGGGCTAGAAGAGTACGTTTGCCGTAGCCTGAAGAAACTACGTCATTACCTTTAAGAAATCTTGATCCTAAAGCAATAGCACTAGCAGCAGCTATAGCACCTAGTATAGGCCCTACAAAGGGAATACGGGCTACACTTGCAAAAGCAGTCATAGCAGCTTTTCCTATAAGAACAGTTAAGTCTTTTAAACCTACTAATATTCCTGTACTTGCTATAGCTACTCCTTTTAATTTTGTGGTATTTAAAAGGGTATTTACTAATAATATACCTTTGTCTATTATAAGTGCCGTAGTAAGCATTCCTACAATAAATTTAAGAACACCTCCTATTGCAGAAAAAATTTTAAATAAACCTTCATTATCTTTTTTAAATTCTTTCCACATTTCAACTATAGGAGAAAATATTCCAGATATTCCTGAAAACCATCCAAATGCTTCTTTTACCCCACTTACAAAAAATTGTACTGATTCTCCAATAAATTTAAATATTTCTAAAATAGGAGTTAAAACTATGTTTATTAATGGTAATATAGTAGTAGCTAAATCCATAAAAGGAGATACTATTTGTAATATAGGTTCAGCTAATGAAACAAATATCTCTTGAAGTTTTTCAATTGATTTATTAAAACGTTCTTGAATGGATTGAGAAGCTAATTGTTGACCATATTTTTCGTCTCCTAATTCTTTAATTGCTTTTTCATATCCATATTGTTCAACTAATCTATCAAATTTTTCTTTAGCCTTAGCTGCATCTTCAACACCAATGTTTTTTAATGCTTCTCTTTCTATTAATGATTTTGCTAAGTCCTCTCTAGTCATACCTACAGCTTTGGCTAATGCTTCTTGCTGTATAACATTCATATTTGTAAAATCTGCTGCAGTTCCTATTTGTTTAGCTATTTCTTCAGCAGCTCCTGCTAGATCATTATTTAAAGCTAATAATCTAGCTCTTTCTAAATATAAATCTTTACCTATTAATAATTCAGCAGAAAGTTCAGCTTCTATAGAAGATTCAAATTGTAACAATGAGCTTGCAATTTGTTCTACTTTTTCTAAAGTAGTACCTAATGCTTTAGCTTGTAAATTTGCTTCAGCAATTTTACCAGGTTGCATGCCTAATGATAAAGTAGTAGCAGCTGATGTTTTAGCTACTGCTTCTACAATTTCTTTTTCATTTAAGGCTAAACCATTTACTGCGTTAAATGCTACAGCTTGCCCTAATATTTTAGCAGTATTTTCTGATAGATCTGTACCAGTTGCTACTGTTATTTTGGATAATTCGGCTGCTGCTTCTGCTGTGTATCCTGCTACTTCGGTTAATCTAGTATAATCTTTTAACAGCTCGCCATTTAGCATGGTAGCAGTACCAAACTGTTTATTAAGTTCTATAAGAGCTTTTTGTAATGATGCAGTGTTTACATTTATATCAGCACTTAAATTGGCTATAGTATTTAATTCATTACGCAAAGACGCGGCTTCGGCGTATGATGTGCCAAATGATTTAGCAAGTTCACCTGTGGATTTATCCGCAGCTATTGTAGCTTTATATAATTCTAAAATCGCCTTTTGTGTAAGTTGTATAGGATCTAAAATTCCTACTAAATTTTGCTGTATTATATTTGTAAAATGCCCTATAGCATTAAATGATTTTCCTGCTTCTTTAGCAGCTTGAGCTGCTTTTAAAGTATCTTGATATGCATTTTCAAAACCTAAATCAGGAATACCCATGTTTTTAGTTAAAGCGTCTAAAGCTTTAACAGATGCTCCAGCTAATCCTAATTCTTTATTAATTTTTATATGTGTTACTAATGCTTTTCTGTAACCATAATCTAATATATCTGCTTGTTTTTGTTGTTCTTTAAGAGTTTTAACTTTTTCTTTTTCTTTTGCTCTTATATCTTGGAGTATTTTGGTTTCATTAAGTAAAGATTGATTTAATTCATTTTTCTTTTTCAGAGCATCAGCTATTTGATTTATTCTATCTACAGCACTAATTCTACCAGCGGCAGCATTTGCATTTATATTACTTAATTCTTGAGCATAAAGAGCATTATTTTGAGTAATTCCTATTCTAGCATCTCTTAATTTATCACTTATTTTTTGATTATAGGTTTTAATAGTTTCTTCACGTTGTTTTTTTTCAACTTCTAAATATTCTTTAGCTAATTTAATTGAATCTTTTGCTACAACTGTTGATTTGAAATCAACATCTAATTCTCCTCGTTTAGTCCTAAGAAGATTATCTGCTTCTGATTGTAATGATTTTATAGCCTGGTAATGTGCGGCGTTAGCAGGGATCATTAATTTTATAGTATCTAAAATACTTTTAAATCTTTGATCTAAATAATCTGTTTCATCATTTAGTTTTTCTATTAAAGATTCAACTAATTTAAGTTTTTGAGATATTTTTTGGGCGTCATTTGCTACCCCATTTAATAAATCATCATAATTTTGGCCAGAAAGTGCATTTAGTTCTTTAATAGCATCTTTTAAATCTTGTAAAGTAGGAGCAGCCATTTATATTCAAATATTATATTTATTATAAATATAAAAAAACATCACTTTCGCGATGCTTTTGTACTATGAGTAGGTTTATATTGTTTGCTAGCAGCTGCAAATTCAGGAACATTAACTTTCCCATCTGCACTCACAACTTGAGTTGAATTGCCTTGATTTGCTTTGTTTATAGCTTCACTTTCGTCGCTATACCACTTTTCTATTTTATGAAATGTAAATTTACGTAACCATATAGGCATATTATATATAGTATAGTAATCATATCCTCCCTTTCCATGAAATACTATTTCGTGTATTTGAGAAAATAGATTTACTCTAACTTGGGGAGCTACCTCAGGCGTCAGGCCAAAAAAAGCTAAGATTAATTGGGATAGCGACCTCCTCACCGCTATCATCTGTAAAGTTTAAATTAACATCAGGTTGAACCTGTTTAATATATTCTCTTAATGCTCTAGAGTCACGAGCTAATAAATAATTATCTACAAAATCTCTAATAGTTTTTGTCTCTCTATCACCATTAACAGAAGTAATTAAATATTTTAATCTAGTAGTAAGTTCAGGAGAAGCATTTTTGTTAACTTTTTTAATACCTTTAATTTCAGCATCAATTTTTTTATCATCAGCTGAAGTTAATATTTTAAATGTTAATTTTGTTCCTGAATTTGGTAGTGTATAATTAAACTCATTTTCGCCTGGAGTGATTAATGATTCATCAAAATATTTATTATCTAATGTGGATAAATCTACTGTATATTCTTTACCTCCATAATTAAAGGTATATTCGCTACCATATCCTAAAATACGAGAAGCTACAAGTAGTGCATTTTTATCTCCTACAATTAAATCATTGTAATTAATTTTGGATACAATAAGAGATTGTAATAATTTATCTAATACAGTGCCCTCTTGAATATATGATTGATTAGTAAGAATATCTTCTTCTTTAGCTGTCATATATTTCATTTCAATTTTACCGCTTGATAAAGGATTATCTTTAGGATATATTAGTCCTTTAGATGGTAATTCAACTACTTCAGTAGGGAAACTAGGTTTTTCGTCTGTCATAATTTTTATTTAGTGTAACTTTGTTGATTATACATATTATAAGAGAAAGTTCTTTAATTGGATTCTTTATCCTTTTATAACTTGTTTTGGGGTTAATCTATTTTCTAGTTTATCTAATCGAGAATCAAGTTGTCGATAAACTTCTTGAAATTGTTGATCTGTGTTTCGATGTACCTCATCAATTCTTCGATATACATCGTTAAATTCATTTTCGCAAGCTCTTGCTTGTTCTTTTAATGTGTTTATTGTTTTAATTACAATAAATGCAGCTATAACCTCGGCTATCACCAAGACTACAACCATACCTAGTACAAAATAAAATGTTGTCATATTTTTTAATTTAAATTATTGAACATATTAAAGAACTTTCCCTATAATATGCGTATAATATAAAAAAAGAGCTTGGGGTTGCCAAGCTCTTCTTAAAAAATATGTAAGCGTTTTTTAGAAGTTCAATACGCAGTAATCCATTGCTACTGTTAAAGTAATATTTTGAACTGCAGTATCATTATCAAAATTATAATCACCAAAATTAGCGGATTTAACAAATGCACCTTTAATAATCCATTCAGATACAATATCACCTACAGGGCCTATAATGTCTAATGTTAAATCTTTCTTATAAAAATCAGAATATCCATCTCTACCTGTTACTGATTCGTGGTGTAGGCGAACCCATTCCATTACAGCTTGTGCCCCAGATGGGGTAATAGGATCAAATAAAGTCATTTGAATATCACCCCACTTAAGTTTACCTTTAATTTTGCGATAAACGTTAATATGGTTTAATACTAGTTCGCCTTGTTCAAAATTAACGCCATTTACTGCTTTTACCATATAAGCAGGAATGCCATCTATATACATTAAGAAGCGGTTTTGAACCTTAGGTTCAAAGGCGGTGAAAAATATTTCGTTAGGGTTTAATACTGCCATGTTATATTATTTTATTATAAATATTCCGTTTTTAAAAATTTACGCAGGGAATGTAGCACCTGTTGGAGTAATGTTAAAGTCAAGGTAAATAAATTCAGCAGTTTTGGTTGGTTGTAAATAAATAGCACCCATTAACATATTTCTATCTACTACGTCAGGTGTATTATTTGAATCGTCCATTACTACTTTAAATGCATACAAACCTTGACGTTGTTGTACTGATTCGAGATATGGGTTAACTTGACTTAAGAATTGGTTTCTTGTAGCAATTGTATTTTGTTCAAATACTAAGTTTAATGACACTTGAGAAATGTAAGACTTAAGAGCAATTAATAATCTACGAACATTTACACGATCAAGAGCAGATGCTTTAGTTTGTAATGTTTTCTGTCCGTATACTACAACACCTGTTCCTGGGAAGGTTGCAATTGGGTTAACTTTAGCTGAATATAATGTGTCTCTATCTGTTTGGGATAGTTTACGTTCAGCTCTAATTACAGTTCCTAATCCACCTCTATTGATACCTGCGGGAGCAAACCAAGGCTCAGCTATATTATCATTGTAGGCATATACACCACCAATCATAGTTGATGCTGGAACCCAAACGTTTTGTCCTAAATCAGGATCTACTGTTTGAACCCAAGGCCAATATGAAGCCGCATATGAAGTATTTCTAGAAGCTGCTTGACCTGTAGTTGCAACTATTGTGCTGTTATAAGGTACTAAATCAAGTACATAAATATTGTCTCCTCTATTTTGGGTATTAGATATAATACTAGTTACTTGGGAAGTATGTAAAGAATTTATTAAACCTGGGGTTAATAATATATTAAATCTATAATCATCTTGATTAGCTAATAAATTAATTATATTTGTATAACTAGCACCTACTAATCCTTGTGTATTAGTACCTATAGTTTCATATAAGTTAACAGTAGAACTAATAGTTCCACCTGCACCACCAAATGATCCACTAGAATTAGTTGGAATTGAAGCAGTAAACGCAGGTTTAGCTATACCATTATTATCTAAATAATAAGGAGTAGGAGCAGATACAGAATCAACATATACATACCTAGAAGCATTTGGATAACTACCTATAGTTTGAATATAAGTATTAGTACTATCTAATTGTTGATATTGGTCTCCTATAATTTTAGATACATAATTAGGTTGAGTTGGATCAAGTGATAATCCTGTCCAAGTTTCTAATACAATAGGATTAGTAACCGAAATATCATCTCCTCTTCTAATTACTAAATCAAATGTACCTGATGAAGTATTAGAATTAAGTACTTGCCATCTTAAATTATCTATAGAACCACTAGGTAATGAACCTGATATTTCTGTACTAGTACTATTCATAATAGTACCTTCAGAAATAGTTTTTAAAGTAAATGCATTTGTACCTATAGCGGCTGTAGCTCCTGAAAAAGTAATTTGGGTTGAATGTAATGCAGTATCGTTGCTAGAGCCTGTACTAAATATAGCACCATTCCAAGCTGCTGAAGCACTAAATATAAGAACTGTACTAGTATCTGTTTTAGAACCAGTAGCTGCAAAAAATCCAGCTGATCCTACATTAGTAGCTGCATTAATTTTTTGAGTTAAGTTAAAAATACTTTGAGATTGGTGAGAACCACTTGCAAAATAATAGAATTGTTCAGTAGTATTTGTATCATCTGTCCAAGTACCACTAGCTGTAGGAATAAAGAAATAATTAGTACCCCCATTATTTATTCTAAAAACAGGTGAACCATTAAACCCACTATTACTAGCACTGTAAGCAAAACTAGAAGAAACTCCTGCAGTTGCTGGGGTTCCGTTTGCAATAGTACTACTAGTAGCAGAAGTCCATGCTGAGGATTGGCTTACTACTCTTGTTACTAATAAGGATGTACCTCCATTATTAAAATAATTGTAAGCAGCAATTGATGTTAGATAACTAACATTTCTGCCACCACTTACAAATGTAGTACCAAATTTATTTTGGTATTCTGAATATGAAGTTACAAGAGTAGGTATTTCAACAGGACCTTTAACAGTAGGTCCTACAAGTGCCGCACCTACCGTTACAGGTCCCGCGGTTATTTGTGATTGGTCGTTTTCTCTTGCTAAAACGCCTGGGGAAATTAAAGTTTCTGCCATAGTATGTTTAGGTTGTATTTTTGATTATACATATGGGAAAACTTATTAAAAGCTAGGATTTAATAAATTCTCCTGTTTCTAAATTGATAGAACCATTTCCATACTTTGTATCGAGCATATCACCAAACCTGATTTCTTCTTGTTTTAATTCGTTTAGTTTAGCAATTAGATCGGTTTTTTGTAGGGTTAATAACTGAATCCTGTATTCTATTTCACCAAATTGAGATGATAAATTAGCTCCAGCTTGTCTGATGATTTTAATTTGATCTAATTCCTCAGCAGTTAAATAGAGTTTTTCGATGTTTTCCATAAATTTAATTAATTTTAGTTTGTTGGTTATACATATTACAGATAGTAATAAAAATTATTTTTGCTTATGTATTTTTAATTTTTCTTGCGCCTCTTCGTTTGTTAATAATTTTCCTTCGGATGCTATTTTTTGAAATTCATCCATAGTTAATTTGATAATGGGTTTACCACTATCTTTAATTTGTTGATACAGTTGGGGGGTAGGTTTAAGAAACATAATATTATGGGGTTGGTGTGTAACAAGGAATTAAAACAACAGTTCCATCTAATTTTATTTCCATCCAATAATCAGGTGTACCCAGTACATAATCATCTCCAATATTTCCCCATACTCTTGATACTGTATTTCCGCCGCCTGGAGCATAAAAAGGCGGATTGTTACTAGCTTGGGCAGCATCAATTTGAAGATATTTGCTACCTACTGGTTCTGATGATAAATGTATCCATTCTAAAGGTGGGATTTGAATTCCAACATTGATCCCTTGTAAAAGTATTTTGTCTGTATTATTATTTCTTATTGAAAAATCATTATTACTATAAGTGCCTACTATACCGCCATTATTATCCGCACCCATAAAGGTAACAATACTGCTAGTAGTTTGAGTTGCTGTAATATATGCTCCTGTTCTATCAACAGCATGAATTTGCCCGAGTCCTGAAGCAAATCCTACACTTCCTGAACCAAATCTTGCTGAACCGCTTACATTAAGTCGGAACGATGATGTGGGAGTTGTTCCAATACCTATGTTACCGCTACTGCTAATGATCATTCTTACAGAACCGTTTGTTTCAAATTGTAAATCTTGATTATCGTTAGTACCTAGGACAGCAGTTGCCCCAAATGAGTTACCATTTTGTAAAAAAGCACCATTTAAGAATGAAGCTGTTAAAGCTTGGGAAGCACTAACTGCCCAACTTGATGTTCCAAATAATGAACCTGTAATACCACTTGAAGCAGATATAATAGAAGCGGTTATTGATGTTGCGGTTATACCACCTACTACTTGAAGAGTATTTGTTGGGGATGATGTACCAATACCCACTCTGCCTGATGAGGAAATGAATATCCTTGTTGTATTATTGGTTTCTAATTCTAAGTTACTAGCATTTGTTGTACCTATTATTAATGGATTAGCAACAGTTGACGTATTATTACCCCCATCTTGTATAAGTTGACTAGAACCATAATATAAATGATTTACAATGTTATTTCTCCACAAATAGGTTGAACCTGGAGATGTTGTACCAAATGCATCATCAAAATTAATACCTTTCCAATCCATTACAGTTCTACCCTCCAAAGCAGGAAGTGAATTGTAGGCTTCAAATATAATAGACCCGCTTGTACCTAAAGTAGTATCTCCTGTGCTAGTTATTTTGTTTGTAAGTATATCTGTATTTCCTCTAAGATATGTTTGTCCGTAAACATTAAATCCATTAATAGTAGTGGTTATAGTGGGAGTGGTTGCTGTATCAATTTTAACACCTCTAAAAAGAGCACCCTGCCCACCATAAACCTCAATTATATTTCTTCGGTTTACGGATAATGGGCCTGTTCCATCACCAACTACAAATATGTTGTTTATATCCGTTTTTGTTTCATTGTAGTGACCAACAACCAACTGACCTGATGAGGATGCAACAGTTCCAATACCCATTGCAACAGTAGCAGTTCCTCTTGCCCACGAACCCGAACCTGCTGCAAAAGAAGCAGTACCGTCTGCATCGGTTTCTACACCTACACTAAAAGCAGCATACCCGCTTGAGGTTGTATTAAACCCAGCAGCGTGAGCTGCAAATCCAGAAGCTAAAGTACCTACCCCTTCTACAAATGAACCTGTATTGGTTGCTATGTTATTTATCCCAAAAGTAGCGGCTCCTGGAGCTGAAGCAGTCGGGTTTATACCTGATAGTATGGAGTTAACTTCAAGTCGTTGGACTTGAGTATCTTCTCCTGTTTCTATGTTTACTGATTTTATTTGTAATAAATCGGTTCCGTTTGAATCTAGTGTAGGTGAAAGTTTAGTGTAATTAGAACTTGTTGGGTCAGATAATACAATAGTGTTGGAGTCTACATGGTAAATAGAAGCAGTAGAATAAATAACTGTATCTGTATAATAAACACCTGAGGTTACAAGAGGGCACATAGATTTTATATTTTATTATAAATATTAAGAAGTTTGAAGTCCAAAATTTGAAGTTGGATCAAACGTATTTACACCTCCTCCAACAGAAGCAGCTGTATAACCTCGAGCGGTTGTTAGTGTTGTATTAGTAAAAATTGTATAAGCCGCAGGAAAAGTATTAGCCCCAGCTGGGAGTACTGATTGAGATACAAAGGCTTGAATAAAAAACTTTACATACTGTCCTCTAGACCCTGTAGGTATTACAGCTACACCTAGTGAACTAGTAGGTGAAACTATTACACTTACCCCTCCTGAAGGAATAATATTTTGAGTAGTAAATCCTGTCGGGGATAATTGCCATACGGTATAGGAAGCAGGATCAGACCCTGTTATCCAATTATTTAAATATGAAGTATTTCCTGGATAATATGGATTACCTAGTCCTGCACTCCACCAAGTTGGTGAAGTTGTGGTTGAAATTACTGATCTTCCAGCTTGTCCATCGTATGATCCTGTACCTATTAATTGAGGGTTAGTACTTCCACTAGCAATAGCTACTATAATTCTAGCATTATGTCTCGCTTTAACATCAGGTGTCCAACTTGTCCCAGTGCCTACATTTCCATAAAATTGCATAGTAATCAATAGTAAATTTTCTCCGGGGAGTAAGTAGCAAGGTGGACTTTCATATGTAGTAAACCATCCGTTATTTTGTGTTGAACTTGCTTGTATATATGAATTTCCTACTTGAGTTAAAATAGGCCTACCTATATTTTTAAAATCTGCAATACCTGTTTCAGTATCTACCAACTTATACGAAACAAACGTTGAAGCTGAGGGTATGAGTTTTCTTAAAAGTAAACTAGATCCAGTAATCTTTCCGTTATTATCTAAGGATAAATTAGGGTATGTTATAGAAGTTCTAGTATCGTTATCTATAGCGGTTACAGATCCTGTTGTTTTAATTTCCGTTGTAGTTGTGTTAAACCCGCCGATTAAGCCTGCAGATGCAGTTATTGTACCGTTTGCCTTAACGTTAAAATTGGATGCGGATATAAAAAAGTCGTTACCTGTAGCTGAACCGCTTAGAAAAAAGCCGCTACCTGTAATAGCGTCTTGAGTGATAGCAAAACCTCCTATTCTACCGGCATTTGCAGTAATAGTCCCCGATAGGGTTGCATTAGAAGCGGATATACTTCCATTTAGTAGGTGAAAGTTTGAACCGCTTATTTCTACTGTATCGCCTTTAAGTGCAGCATTCGAAGCACTAAGTGTTAAATTACCCCCAATAAATGAAATTCTATGACCCGAGGCATTTCCTATTAAAGCTTCGCCTGAACCTGTTAAGTAAATTCCGCTACCTGTTAGTAGATTTGTAACAGCACCTAAACGTATAAAGTTATTACTGGAATTTAGTTCTACGTTACTCCTGGTGATAGCAGTTGATGTTATATCCCACCCTCCGATAGCACCTGTATTTGCAGTAATAGTACCCGATAGGGTAGCGTTTGATGCTGTTATAGTGCCATCAGCTTTAACGTTAAAATTGGATGAAGATATAAAAAAGT